CCCTGCCTTACCACTTTTTTTGTAACAAAAAAATCACAGCTAAATTAATAACTGTGATTCCTATTTTTTAAACTACTCTATTTCTAATTCTTTTTCCAAGGCTTCTTGCAACACTTTTGAAAAATTTATATTATATCTTTTTGCTGTTTCATTAAGCCAGCTTGGTATAGTTACATTTTTTCTAACCGTTGTTTTTTGTGTTTCTTTAACGTATTTCAGTAAATCTAATCCAACTAAAGTTGTGTATGAATTTTTTACAGCTTCTTCTATTTCATTCTTTTCTGTATCTTTATCGTATAATGTTTCAAAATAGGCTCTTATATCTATTTTTTCAATTTCTGTTGCTTTTGGAAGTTCCTTTTTTTCTAAAAAATCTTCCATTAATACCGTACCTATATAGTCTGTTGCCATATAGTAGGCATCTTCTAAATCGCTACCACATGTCGCACCGCCTAAATCAGGAAAATGAACGCTATAGCCTTCTTTTTCTTTAGAAAAAATACTTGGGTACACTACATACATAATTAACCTCCTATTTTTGAAATGAGGAACAGGATTTATTTCAATCCTGCTTGTTTTAATATCGCTCTTTCGAGATTCTTATTAAGTTCCCCACTATGACAAGGCACTTCGGTTACCTTACCGGTATCGAAATTCTTAAATCTTCTATGAGAGCCTTTTCCACCTTTTATTTCGGTGAATCCGTTTCTCTTCAAAAATCTAATCATTTCTCTTGAATTCATTGGCATCCTAACCACCTCAAAGATATTATACATCAAAATACGTATAAAGTCAACGATTTTTTTATCACAGTTATTATATTTAATTGTAATTGTCCTATAAATAATTTACTTCTTCTTATTTCTAGCTTTTCGTCCTTTTTTCTTGCTAGAACTCTTGCTACTTCTACCTTTTCTGCCTTTAGATTTAGCCTGTCTTTCTGCTTCTTTTTGCCGTTGCTCCTCTTTAGTCTGGGCAATCGCATTTTGTTCGGCATTTTCTCTTGCTCCAAGTTTCATAGCATTGATTTCACAGGTATAATCTCCAGTTACATTGTGCGTTACCTTATCGATTACATATTTACCTTCAAATTTTCCCCAACTCTCATCCAGTTCTATTATTGCTCCTGCCAAGTATTTAGTATTTCCGTCAACATTTAAAGTTATCTGATACTCCTGTTTCATATTTTCTTTCAATGTTTTTTTAGCTACTTTCTTGGCTGTACTTTTCCCTTTTGTCTTAATTTTTAAAGTTTTCTCTTTTTTACTTCTGCCCTTTTTACCTTCAGCTTTATTTTTTAACTTCTCTTTCGATTCCTTAACTGTTTTTCCTTTTTTGGAGGAATTTTTACTTCCTGATTTTTTACTTTTTTCCTTTTTAAAAGACGCGTAGCTCATTCTTTACCTCTTATTTTTTCTTGGATTTAACCTTTTTGCTAGACTTCTTGTTTTTAGAAGACTTGCTACTGTTCTTTGATTTTTTATTTTCTGACGATTTTTCTTCTGAGCTTTCAGTTGTAACTTGATTGCGTTTTTCAAGCTCTTTTTTTGTAATAATTTCCTTAATAACTTTCTTCTTGTCAGGATCATAATATGAAACTTCAACATTATCATAAATTTCCTTATTTTTCTTTTTCAAACTGAAACTTCTGATTCTCTCATCATTAATATTAAAAATCTCAACAGTATCATTCTTTTCCATTTCTTCATCATCAAAAATGATTATCTTGTCATCAGATACTTTCATATTTAATCCAGTTTCCTTGACAACTCTGTTAATAAAAGCCAAATCTGTTTCCTGGTTCTGATCAAGCCTTTCAAAAAATTCGTCATCTGCATATATTTCCGCATTCATTTCATGCTTATTGGCAATCTGTGTAACAAGCTCTTTTAGAGTTATCCTTTCCCAAGCAACACTATTCTTTTGGTCTCTAATATTCTGGTCTAATGGTAAAGCTAAGCATTTCAGATTAAGCCTATTATTTTCAAATGTCGGCTCATCCACATAAAAAGTTCCTAAATCCAAAAAATTAGTTTCATTTTCCAAGTCTTCATGAATCCCAACAAGTAATTGAGCATTTTCATCTGGATACCATTCTTTCAGCCAATGGTAATCCAAATTTTCAAGTTCCAGCTCCAAGTCATCTATAGCATTCTTAGAGTTATCAGTATAGTTTAGAGATGAAATAGAATGGGCTATCTCATCAGAAATATCAACTTTATTAAAAATTACTACAACTCTTATATTTCTAGCAAAAGCCACTTCTATTCACCTCTTTTCCAAGGTGGCAAACGCTCATCGTTATCATTTTCTTCATCAGCGATTTCAGGAATAATAACAGGAATATCGGCATCGAAAATAGCAATGTCGATTAATCTTAAATTGCTTCTTATAAGATCATGGAAATATCCTTCACTTCCGTAAACTTTGTAGGATATTAAGTCCCAGGTGTCGCCTGAAACTGTTCTATACACTTTTACCTTTGCCATTATCCGAATGCCGTCCTTTCTCTTTTGTTTATATCTCCTGCTATTACTTTCCTTACAATTCTTTCGACTTCTGATGGATTTCCGCCATTTACATTTATAGTGATTGAATAATTATTTCCGCCATGAGAATTGCCACCTTTTAAATTACTTACTCTGTCTCTTAGATTAGCCACTTTATCTCTCAAAGTGTTCTTTGTTTGAGAATTATTAAGTATTCTCGTACCTTTCGGAAGATTTAAAAGCATTTCACTTTCAGCTAGGAATGCTGGTTTGCCTGGTATCTGAATTAATTCCGCCCCACGTTCTGCTACTGTTGTAAGCCCTCCGCTCCAGTAGTTAGTTCCTGCTGCATTTTTACCAAATAATCCACCAACAGCTCCAAGTCCGCCAGAAACTAAACTTTTTAAATTGTTCCATTGATTCTTAAACCAATCAAATAATCCATTCAAAATACTTTTTGCACCATTGACAAATCCACTAATTCCTGATTTTACGCTTTCCCAAACGCCTGATACAATTCCAGGAATTTCATTCCATTTTCCTGTAAAAAATGCTATAAATAAATTGAATACTCCTTTCCAAATGGCTATAGCAGTTTTTATTGCACTGCTAATCATTTTGAAAACGCCGCCAGCTACAGTTGATAAAAACTTAAATGTAGATCCTAAAGCTTTTACTGCTGAAATTGCCAATCTTATAGCTACAATAATTACAACTTTTATTATTGTTCCTATCACAGATAACACAGGTTTTAAACTGTTCCATACATTCTTCATGTGAAGTCCAGCCTGTTTCATCTTATTTGAAACCCAAGTTATTGCTTGCCCTATTCCTTGTTTTATCGTTCTGCCCAATTCTTTAACGTGTGGCATTATCTGTTTCATTGCATTATTTACTCCATTTCTAAACCATGTAGATTTATTGTAAAGTATTACAAATATTGCTATTAATCCAACAATTGCTCCTATTATAACTCCAACAGGATTTGCTAAAAATGCCATTTTTATCGCTATGCCTACACTTTTTATTATTCCTATTGCACCTCGCAACATTTTAAAAGGATTTAACATTAACTTAAATATCTTAATAGCTGAACTTCCACCTAATTTCAATCCATTAAAAGCAAGCTTTACCATATTTATCGGATTTAACATTGTTTTAAAAGCACTTCCGCTCGCTTTAATTCCACTTACCAATCCATTAAATCCAGCTTTTCCAAGTGGCTTCAAAACACTTCCAACTTTACTAAGTATAGGAAATGCAGTTTTAAATCCTTCAGCAAAACTTCCAGCAACTTTAAATTTATCAAAAATTAACATTCCTTTTGATATCCCGCTAAATAAAGGTGCAAATCCTTTGGCTAATCCACCAATTCCTATTTTAAATGCTGCAAATGCTGCTACACCCTTTAAAATATTTGTAGTTAATTGCGGATGTTTTTGAATAAATTGAGAAAATTTCTTGATTAACGGACCAATCGAATTTGCAACTTGAACTAAACTAGGTCCTAAAGCAGAACCTAAATCTACTCCCATGTTGATAATTCTATTTTTTAAAGTTGAAAAAGCATTTCCCATTGTCTTTAATCTTTGGTTGTATTCCTTATCAACACTTCCAGCTGTTTTTGCTCTGTCATGAGCATTTTTCATATTTTTACTGACTTCATCAATATGTTTTGCCAGTTCAGAGGCTGATTGAATAGATTCTTTACCAAATAACTCTTTAAGAGTTGCTGCTTGGACATCTTTTGGTAACTTCTTAATTCTTTGAAAAACATCAATTAGTGTTCCTTCTCCGTCTTTTGTCATTCTTTTAGCAACGTCTTCTACATCTAGTCCTAATGACTTGAAAGCAGCTGCTTGTTTTTTAGTCGCCGAACTTCCAGCCATTAATCCTAGTGATATATTTTTTAATCCAGTAGCCGCAACTTCAGATGGAACAGAAAATGATACTAAGCTTGCTCCTAATGCTGCAACTCCCTCTTTAGAAATACCAGCCATTCCACCTAATCCAGCTACTCTGCTTGAAATATCTGCTACTTCTGGAGCTGTGACAGCCACGGTGTTTGCTAAATAATTAATTACATCAGCATATTGCATTACTCCGTTCTGATCTAAATTTAATTGTGCCCTTGTTTTTGCCAAAAAGTTTCCTGCTGCCTCAGTGTTCATATCAAAAGCAACTTTAATTTTAGCTGCATCTTTAGTATATCTTTCCAATTCATCTGTTTTTATTCCCGCTTGAGCTCCTGCTCCTGCAATTTGAAATAATTCTACTTGAGATAGTGGACTATTTTCACTAAAGTTTCTCATTGCTTTGTAAAATCCTGTTTCCATTTGTTTTGAACTAAAATCAGCAACTTTTTTTAAATCTGCTTGAGCATTTTCCAAGTCAACTGCTAATTTAACAGGAACAGCCAAAGCTCCAGCCATTCCCATACCTTGCATTATTTGCTTATCTCCAAAGTCTTTCATTTTTCCAACAGTTTCTTGTCTAGCATCGTATCTTTTTTGAGCTTCTTTCAGTTTGTTCATTTTTTCGATTTCTTTTTCAACTTCCTGAACCTTGCTTCTATAATTAGACAAACTGGCGCCTTCTGCTTCTATCTTGCTTCTTGCGGCTTCAAATACATGTTGCTGTCGTTCTTTTTGTTTATTCAGTTTTCCAACATTTTTTTCTGCCTGTTCTATTTCCTTAGCCAGTTGTTTATTACTGCTTCCAGTTCTTTCGTATTCGGCTTTCAATTTTTGCAAATGTTCAGCAGCTTTTTTATATTCTGAATTAATTTTATTTAATCCTTCACGAGCCTTGTCCATATTTTGAAACGCTTTTTGTGCTTTCTCCATACTTTTGATTTGCTTTTCAAATTCTTTGACTGACTTTGTTGTATTTTTCAAAGCATTTGCAACTTGGCTCATCCCATTTATAGCACCAGCAACAGCTGCTCCCAAAACTATATTTAATTCCAAATTTTTAGCCACATTTTACCTCCTTTTCTCTTAAATATGGTATAATATATTAAATAAATCAAAGAGGTGAATTTTATGAAAATTAATAAGACAGATAAAAAATACACTCCGATAGAAATAACTTTAATAATACTGTTTGGTATTATCGTATCTATTCCATCGCTATTTCTCTTGTTTATATTTCTATCATTCATGTTTGCTATAAATCCTGTAATTACGGTTATAGCTCTAATTATCGTTCTATTTAAATTTTTATCAATTTTCATTGGGGGAAATGACTAGTCCCCCTTTTTTTATCCGCTCTCTTCTTCCTGCCTCATCTTTTCTTCCTCAATCAGTTTATTAGCCCTAGCTATCCAGTAATCCAGCTCATCAAAGGTACAATTCATAAGCGTTTCATAACTGATGTTCATTTTGAAATAGTTAAGTCCCCCTAACAAATCTGTAATTAAGTCAAGAAAATCATCTATTATTCCTCTGCTGTTGGAGTTTCCTCCTCTGGAGTTCCCCAACCTTTTACTAAAAAATTTTTAGTCTGATTTACTACTTTCAAGAAGTCTTCAGCACCTAAAATTAATAGATGCCCATATTTAACCCCTGATGCCTTTTCAGCCACTGTTAATGCCCAAGCATCATCAAAATCTTTAAAGTTTTCAGCATTTGATTTCATTCTAGCTTTATAATTTTTAGAGCATTCCATTAAATCTGCTCCGTTTAAATCTTCCAGTTTTAAATCTATTTCTTTATATTTTTTGCTTCCTAATTCATACTCTTTCGTTAATTTTATAATCATTCCTATCCTCCTTAAATATGTCCTAACAATTTTCTGACAATATTATTGTAATCACCATTTACACTAGCGATTCCGTTCAATACATCTATATTGATAATTGTTTTGCCGTTTATAGTTAGTTTGTAATAAGTCAAGCTCATATCAAATGAGCCTTCAAATTTTTTACCATTCTGAACTTTTGGTCCATCAAATTTCGTAATAAAACCTTTCATTGTAGCGTCTACTCCAGTTATTTTCGGAGAGTGCGTCATTCTATTTAATTCTTGCAACGCTCCAAGGCATTCAACCTGAATAGAATCGCTATTATTAAAGTTCAGCAATGTATCGTTCATGCTGTCCATTTTTATTTTTACAGACATTTTTTTATAGTGCCCAATTAACGGAGCTTCAAATTCTGCTGCCATTCCAAGCTGTTCTGTTGTTACCGTTGCATATTCAATGTTCGGAAGTTCAACTTCCCCGACACCTTCAAGATTGTTTGTTCCATTTATGTATAAATCGGCATCCACAATCGCCAAAGGTAATTTTGTCTTTGCCATTTCCTAATTCCTCCTATTTTCCTAAACTGTTTGCAAACTCTGTTAATGCGTCCACATCATATTTTTTCTTAAATTCAAGTGATTTTAATCCTGGAATAATTCCTAATTTAATAATCCAAGTAATATCACCATTAATAACGTTTGTTACATCATTATCTTCTTTCGATAATTCCACACTTGCACTTAATAAATCTCCTCTTGCAACAAGTGCATTAAGCCGTATATTCATTGATTTTGTAATAGTTTCAGCTAATTTTTTAGAAAATTTCTTATCAATTTGGTTAAAATAGCTTATAACCAATTCGTTTCCGACATATTTTAATATTCTACGACCATAAATAAATTTGTCTTTCGGATCTGTTGCCATTGGATTAAGTGCCGTTTCAGAACCCCAGCAACGCCAGCCTTTAAAATTGATAGCTGTTACTACTCCGTTTTTATTCAATAAATTTGCTTGCTGCTCTTTGTCTAATATTATGTTTTCAAGACTGCCACTTGGATTTTTCCAATACAAACTGTCGCATTTATATGAAAAATTTGAAGGACTTTGTGATGGAACTCCACCATTTTCATTATCTACCGATAAAGACAAAGCTGCATACTGAATAGATTGAATGTATTTTTTACCTGATAATCCTAATTTCCCGTATAAAACCGCTTGATCGTTTCCATTTACATTGTTATCATCTTTCCATTTCGGTATTTGATCATAGGGTTTATCAATAGGTGCATTAATTAACGCTATAGCTTCAAACATATTTCCATTTATATTTTTAGCTTTTGTCTGCATAATCGCCGCAACTTCACTATCACCTGAAAAATCAGGAACATCTATAAATGCCGGTAATTCTGAATATTTTAAATAAACTTCATCCAGCAACTCTAAACCTGTTCTTTTCATAGTTGAATTATCATATCCGCCTAAAGCCTGTGCTTTCGTTACTTTTGACAAGTCAATTTCTTCATATTCAATATCAATTTTAGTCCCATTTGACGGCTTGGCATATATTTCAAGACCTTCATCCGTCCACATTGTTACAGCGTCCGAAATAACTTGGGATGTTGTGTTTTCTTTAACTACTAACGTGTCCGTTATTAATTTGTGGTTCGGAATAACAACTTTACCATTTGTTAAGCTCAAATCATTTTGAGTTTTTTTAGCTGTTTTATGTTTTTCGATATCCAGGATATTTACAACATAAAGCGGTGCTACTTTGTATAATTCAAAAAATACTTTTATCGCTTGTGAAATTGAAAAATCCAAGTCGTAAGTGTCCCCAAAATACTGAATAGATTCTTTATAAGTTCCTAATCTTACAATCTCATTCACTCTTCTGTTTTCTTTTTTTACTTTATTCATCGGTGCAGTCCCCACAATAAAATGCCCATAATCCAGCACTATCGGTAGTGATATGTCACTCGAAGTCTCAGTTTGATAAGTTCCGTGTTTATACCCCATTATTCAGCCTCCTCTCTTATTTGGTCTTTAATTTGCTGTGTTACTGTTTCAAGCAATTTTTCATTTTGCAATGCTTCACTAGCTTGATTAACATCCACTAAAGTTCTTTTCAATAGCGGATATTTCTCAAATTTTGCTTCAATTACTTCATTACTGTAATAAATAACGCCTTTTGTAAATCTAATATCTTTAAATTCAAGCGTATCTCCCAAATAAATATATTGCTTTTTGTCTTCCATTATTCCTCCTTCAAAATTTCAGGCTCGACAGGATAATCCCAAACTGTAAATGTGATTCTCGAAAATATAAAATCTCCAAATTCATCGCTATATAAATCACACTTAAATTCCTTATCTTCCCGTATTGCCCAACCTCTTTCGTCATAAACTTTAGTCAAAAGTTTACTTCTGATTTCTTCACCTTTATAAAGATTATCAATATAATCCTCATTTTTAGTACCAACTATTATTTCAAAAGTAGCATCACAGTCATAACTATCCATTCCTTCTGTAACTTGCCTAGAACTTAAAGCTCTTAATGTCACACAAGGAAAAAACGGCTTTTTCTGTCCTGTATTTTTGTCAATTTCGCCGTATCTCCTAACTGGTAATGCCCCACGGAATATCTGATAATCAGTGTCTTTAAATTCTTCACACAAAAAGTCATACAAACTTTTTTCAATTACTTTAATACTCATAAACTACATTGACAAGAGCCTGTTTAGCTCATGTTCAAACCTTTCATTTAATTTTTGAGACATAAATTCATCGAGATCAGGTAACCACGTTGTAGGTCCTAACATTTGCGGAGCAGACGGTCCATATTTTCTCTTAATCGGTAGCCGTCCACTTCCTTCCCTTTCAAATGCTCCTAAATGTCCATCATTGTAGGCTATAAATGTTCTGTCATTTAGCATTATTCCGTTTCCATTTTTTACTGTTGCCGTTACCGATGTTCTCGCAGTTCTCGTGCTCGGATTCAATTGAAAATGGTCTAATCCCAAATAACTTCCATTAGAATTGATTTCAGCCATCAGCTTACCAGGATTAGCCTTTTTCATAGTCAATCCGCTTAATAAATCCCCATATTTAACCGTATAGGTCTTAGTTGCATTTCTAACCATACGAGTTTTGCTCATATTTGAAACTCTATTCAAAGCACTTGCCAAAGCTCTTGGAGCTTGTTGTGGAAATTCAATAAACTTATTCTCTATGTCACTAAGTACACTTTCATCAAATTCAACCGTAAACATCTGCATCAACCCCTAATAATCCGTGTATCTATACAAGTCAAGTTCATACATACCAAAGTCCTCTTTACAGTTTGCAACTATCCATTCTTTATCATCAAAATCTATTCTCATATTTCCTTCAGGCTTATATTTCAAATATTTTTTATCAATAAATACTGTAATTCCTTCCTTGTAAAATCCACTTTCTATTGTTAATTTCCCACTAATTTCCTTCTCTTGAAAACTATCCTCATCTGTCACACAAATAACATCAACACCATTTAAATTATGTGTTTCTCCAAACTCTTCTGAATTTAAAAATACATTTTGTATATCATTTTCTAAAATATCTTTAAAATTCATAGTTTTTACCTACTTTCTCTTATTTTTATCCGTTTTAGATTCAGAATCTGAATCTGACACTCCTGTTTCTTCAGGAATGTCATTTGTGTCTGCTTTTTTACTGTCTTTTTTCTCTATCAGTCCTCTATTGATACAATTTTCAATCACATCTTTTTCCAGTATTTGAACTTCTTCGCCGATATTTTGTATTTTTCCGTCATAAATAAACGATTCTTTAACTATATATACTGCCATCAACCATCACCTACTTAACTTTTAGAACTTTCAATGATTTTGTGTTTAAAGGAATTGTTACTGGTTTTGACATTGTACGGATTGTGATAGTATCATTTTCTTCCTTTGTGTAGGTTCTAGGGATTAAATCCCCTTCCAAAAGTCCATCTTTAATTGTACTTACAGCTCCAAATTTTACTAAGTTGCCTTTCGGTGCAAATAAAGCTGTGTAATCTGGAATAATTGCTTTTGTTTTAGTTTGCTTTGTAGATTTATCCACATAATCGTAATATTCTTGATATTCAAAAACATCAATTCCTAATCCAGTCAATGTACCAATATAACTTGCACCATTTACACCCTCAACTTCAGGTCTTATATCCCCAAAATAAGCATTTCTAAGATTCATCATATTTTGCACAGCTTTATTATTAATAAATAATTCCGCAGCCAGCGGATCAAGAATTATTGCTTCTGGTCTAGTTCCTCCAGCTTTATTAATTTCGCTTAATACAGCCTTTATGTCTTTAATTGGGTCAGAATTAGCATTGTCCCAAGTTGAAGCGACGGTTGTATGATGTTCCGTAGAAGAGTTATCATAATATTTGATTGTGTCTGATATTCCTTCTCCGTCGATTGTAGTTTGTAATTTATATAATGTTTCAGCTGCCATAGCCTCCCAACGTCTTGCAATCTGTTCACTTTGTTCCTGCAAAGTTTCGGCAATTTTTTTCTGCCTTTTTGTATCAGGATCACTTTGTGAAAACGGATTTTCTCCTGGCAATCTTTCAAAAGTTAGCTCATCTGCATGAAATGTCTTTTTAGGAGCCACTGCATAAGGTTTGAATGTTCTTCCTGAAAATGTATCTTTTGGCATTTCCTCTCCGTCAACATATCTATCAACAAATGGAGCCATCAATCTTCTACCATTTTTAAATTCAATAGTTACTGTTTCAGTATCCAAATTTTCCCTATTTGCAAAAAACGTATCAAATAAAAATGTTCTCGGTCTCGGCATTGCCTCTGTTACTAAAAATAATGTTCTTAAACTCAAATCTAAATTCATGCTCATTGTTATTCCTTACCTCCTAATGTTCTTAAATATATATTTCTGTCGCTGCATAACTCTATAACTTTTTTCTCTGTTGCTGTACCAAAGTTTACTTTTTCAATATTAAATTCTCCTTCAGTATAAACAGTTGTTTTTGTTGGAGCTCCAGTTGCATCGGCAGCTCTTGTAACAATTCCGAATACTTTTCCAGTATCAGTTATTATTGCACCATCTTTATCCACAATATCTCCTCTTTTCACAGTTTTTCCGACCTGTAAAACAAGTTCTGCTATAACCAGTTCCTTTTTCCCAATAATCAAATGATCTGGTTCATTTGTATAATCATATTTCATATTTATTTACCACCTTTCTTAAAAAATGCTAAAATTTTATTTGCTGCTTTTTGCTCATCATTAACCCCATCATCATTACCTTTCAACATATTGTTAAGTGGTTTCCCTTCATCTTGTATCCTGTTAAGTTTATTTTGATTTTCCTGTTTCATTAAACTTACAATTTCCAACGCTAAATCTCTAGCATTTTTAGGCTCTTCAAATTTAGCTTTATTAACTACTTCATGGCTATACCCTAAATCCTCGATTTCCTGTATTCTTGTTCTTTCTTCCTTGATACCAATTTCTTTTCCTTCGTTTATGATTTCGGCATAAATATCAGGATATTGATTTTTAATTTCTTCTATTGTCATTTTTTCACTTCCTTTTCCATTATTTTTTATATTTTTATCAACATTAAAGTTTTTAAACTCCGCCATATTAAACACCATATTATTAGAAATTACCTTATTTTCAACTACTTGAATATCTGTATTTTCGATTATTTCATCAATAAACCCATATTTCAACGCTTCTTCAGCACTTAACCAGCTTTCATTATCCATAAGTTCTGATAATTTTTCTTTATTAATATTAACTTTTTGCAAATAAGTTTCCGTTATCGAATTTTTATATTTTTCAAGTACATCTGCTTGTTTTCTCATCTCTTCTGAATCTCCCATTGCAATTGTTGAAGGGTTATGTATCATAAACAAAGCATTTTTAGGCATTCTAACTGTATCTCCAGCACACGTTATTAAAGTAGCCGCACTTGCTGCAATACCGTCAATATTTACAGTTACTTTGGCTTTATGTCTTCTCAAAGCATTATTAATTGCAATAGCAGTGTCAACTACCCCGCCATTTGAATTAATATAGACATTAATATTTTCTACATCTAAGTCAGCTAAATATTCTGTAACTTCCTTAGCACTTATGGTATCACCCCAAAAACTTTCAGCTATATCACCATATAACATCAATTCGGCATTTTTATCATCGTTTTTAACTATATTCCATATAGTTTTATTCCTCTGGCTCATTGTTTGGTGGTTCGGTATAGATTGTCCCATCCAAAATCACTCCTTTCTCATTTGCTATTTTTTGTTCTTTTGCCAATATTTTTATATTTTGTTCAAAATCTCCCCCATTTAATTCAATAGTTTCACGGCTTCTCGTTGATAACCCGGCATTTATTCTCAAAATTGCCGCATTAACTTCTTTCGTAGGATCTAACTGTCCTTGTGATGTTCCACTCCAAATTGCGTTACTGTATGCTTTTCTAATCAAAATGTCATTTTCAAAATCATTTATTTCTACTCTTCCTAGCAAAACCGCCTCTCTTAGCCACTCTTCATAAACAAGTTGACAAAAATTTTTAGCAAACCATTCACGTTTTTTTCTAAAAGTTTTCCATGCTTCCAATAAAGCTGCTCTACTTGCTGAATAGCTGCTTGTGAAGTGCATTATCATAAGTTCGTAAGGAATACCCAAGCTACTTCCGATTTGTCGTATTATAGCCGTCATAAATGGCTCAAATTGTGCATTAGGTCTTGCCGGATTTACAGATGTTGCTTTTTCCCCCTTATTAAGAGTTACTATTGCACCACTTGAAAGCTCCAGCGTTCCAGATTCTTCGTTTGCTATGGCATCTTTTTGTCCGACATTCGATAAATCCCCTGGATTTGTTTGAGGTATATCAGCTGATTCAATAAAAATTGTAAACATACTGCTTATAATTGCACTCGTTAATTCTGCATTTGTATATCTATCAAGTTGTTTCAGACTTTCCATTACAGGAGCTAATATTGGCACACCTCTTACTTGCCCTGGACGCTCCGAAGTTGTCAAATGAATTATGTTTAATTGCCCTTCACTTCCGTACATTTTTACATACTTATGTTGATTCATACCCCTAATTTCATCGTTTGGATTATGTTCCTGAATATAATAACCATCAATACGTCCATTTTTATCAAATTGTACTCCCTGAACAATAGAAGTGTCAGTCATTTTATTGCTTGGAGTATTTACTCTGTCAGGCTCAATTATGGATAATTTCAAGCTATACGGATTTTCTGGAGTTTCAAAATAATTTAAATGAATAAAACATTCTCCATTTAACAATGTTGTTAAGAAAACTAAATCTTGAATTTCATAAAAGTTAAGTAAACCTGTTTGATCTATTTTAGAATTACTCCACAAATTAAATTCTTTTTCTATTTTTGTTTCTAACACTTCTATTTCATCTTCGGATAAATCTACAATATCTGAATCAATACTTGACTTTAATTTTAATCCTGAACCAACAGCATTCATTTTCATTGTATTCAATGCTCCATTTGCCAAAGGTGCTCCCATATACAAATCTCTGGAACGAGCCACAAGTTTTTCACGGTAATTATAAATATCATTCTTTACTCCACCAAGAGAAGCAAACCATCCTCTCAAAGATTTTTTACGGGTACTTGCTCCATGTTCTCCATAACCTTTATTCATTATTTTTTGATTTTGGTTAAACAGCTTTAACCTTTCTCTTGCCCCAGCCATTTTTAATGCTTTTTCTGGATTGAATACTCCTACTGCCTTATCAAATAAATTCAATCATTTCCACCTCCTAACTATTACAAATCTCTTATTATAACCTGTACAGACTGTGTACGCCGTCCACTGTTTTGTGCAAGTGCTAAATTATGCTCCCATAATTGCCTAGCTTTTATAATTTCCGTTAAGTCTGCCCTAGTCAGTTCTCTGCTTCCAAGTTTATAGCTCTGTCCCAACAATACAGACTTTTCAGCCTCAATATATGAATTTATCATTTCTTTGCAAGTTTCTACACTATACATTTTTACCTCCCTATATTCCGCTACGAATTATTCGCCTACCATTATTTCTTTGTTGTGTCCTAAAATTATTAAGCACATCCGTTGAATACCGTATATTTAAGTTGGGGTTTGCTATTCTTAATGCCGCCTGTGCATAATTCCGAATGTCCAAAGGTTCATTTCTTTTATCTCCAATTGTTTTCCACTCGATTTTAGCTTGCCCTTTACTGAATGTGACAATTTTTATTTCAGAAGTAAGTCCTTTAAAATAAACTTCATCATATCCACGCTTAGGGTCGTTTGGATAGTGCATATATTTTTCTCCTGGTTTCTCAACTTTTAAATTACTCATTATTGAATCTTTTCCAGTATTAACCCCAAGCACAAATAACGAAATACCACCTTTATTATTTTTACTTGGACGCGAAATAAGAGGTCTCCCAGCTTCTCCACTTCCTTTTATTCCAAAAATATTCAACTGTTCTCTTGCTTTTACATACCTGTAAACGTCATCAGTATGATGTCCGCCTGTATCAATACAAGTACAAGCAACTCTTATTTTCTCTCCATTCTGATATTCAAAATCTCTCATAAGAAATTCATCCAATGTATTCCATACATACGGCAATGCAGGATTTCCCATAATAACTCTATAATAAATCCCCCAGCTTTCTTCTCCTGGTCCCCATCCAACAATTTCAACTTCAAGCCTATTGTCTTGAACATCCACTCCAGCAGTTAATACAGTAACTTTATCAGGTATTTCAATATCATTTATCGTACCATCTTCTTCGTTTATATATTCTCCATAATCCTCAGCTCTCGCTTGTATTTTTTCAAAATCAAATCTTTCAACCTTTTCTTCAAAACATTCTCCGAGAGCTGTATTAACAAATACCTTCATAAGTTGTTCATCGCCTTTGGCTTCTTTAAATTTCTGAATAATGCTTTCCCATTTTGAAAACGGACTATAAAGTTCTGAAATATGAAACCCCCGTACTTGATAAGGATCTATTTCTAAATTACTTCTTCTCCACTCACCTTTAATAAGATTTCTTTTCCATTCATATTCACTTGAAGATTCCAAACATTTTTCACATTTATGTGAGACATTTTCAAAAATTATATTTTTCCACTCCAACTTAACCATTTCGCCGCATTTTGGGCAAGGTATGTAATATTCTTCTTTTGTACTGTTTTCATAAGCTAATTCTATTCTACTCCCACCTTTAATTGTCGGAGTGCTTGTTAATACTATCTTTTTATTAGCCCAAGTTTTTGTTCTTTCAATTGCCAAATTTAACGGATCACCCTCGTCTTTTACATTAGACGGAAATCTATCAATTTCATCAGCCAATAAAATTCTAATTGGTCTACTTGCCAACTCAGCAGCTGAGTTACTTCCTGTTAAAACAATGTAACCACCTGCAAATTCCTTTTGCCTTTTTGTATCTCTTGCATTATCATTTTCAATAATTTTACTTCTTAATTGCGGTGTCGATTGAATCATATCGTTAAGTCTTGTGGTTGAAAAATCTTGTGCCATATCTTTAGTCGGCATTAAAAACATTATTGGTGAAGGCTCATAGTCAGCATAATATCCAACAGTGTTCATTAAAATTTCTGTTTTAGATAATTGGGCTCCGTATTTCATAATAACCCGTTCTGTTCTCCTATCGGATATAGCCCTCATAACTTCTCTTTGAAAAGGTACTCTGTCAGTCCTCCATTTACCTGGTTCAGCTGAACTTTTAGAACTTAAAATTCTATATCTATCTGCCCATGTATCTATTGTTAATTTTGGCGGAGGTTTTAAAACTGAAAATATTTTCTTAAATAAATCATTTGCCTTTTTTAGGTCTGCCACGTTTTCCTTTTCCAATTTCAACTCCTTCCTGTTCTTCCTCATCATCTTCTTCAATAAAGTTTTTGTTTTTAAACAATTCCGGACTATATTCGCTAAGTTCTTCTAATGCTTCAACTATTGAATCTTGTATAACTTCCTGAATCTCTCCCAAATTATCCAAAGCAATTAATTGCGGAGCTAATCTATTTGATAAAGACAATAACCTTCCTTTCAAATTCACAAGACTACTAGTCATCACTTTTTCAATAATACTTGCCGAATGTAACTGGTTTTTAAGCTCTTTTATTTTTAAGCCCTTTAATTCGGTTTCTTTTTTTATTTTCTTTATCTCTTCCTTGATTTTTTCATCTTTCAGATTCAAATCCACATCATTTTTAGATTCTATATACTCAATATATCCTCGAACACTTTCCAATAATAAATACTTACCTTTTTCCGTTTTTTTTATCACTCCTTCATTAGCCAAATTTCGAAGGTGTCTGTCTGTTATTCCCAGTAATTTAGCCAATTCTGTAGCTTTTATTATTTGATTTTCTTTTATTAACATAACACCTCCTTCGGAACGGAAATGAAATTTGAAAAAATTAGTGTACATATTTTTTCTGGGGCTTCGAACCCGTTCGCTTTCAAAAAGGTTTTTAGAAGTACCTTAAACTTTGTTTTTTCTTATTTTTTCTTTTATTTCCTTAGAAAGTTGCCTAACTTCATTGTCCATTCCCCTTTTTTTATTTAGATTTTCTTTGCATCTATCAAGATACACATCATACATTTTTATCTTTACACCATCTATCTTTGTATCCAGTTCATCATTTATATTCTCAAGTTTTTCCAAAAGAATAAGACCCTCGTCAATTCTTTTCTCTATATATTTTCGCAACCATCTTTTGATTAAACTTGTAATAATTATTAATACAACTGGTATTACTAAGCAATAAAATATAATCGCTATAGTTATCATATTATTAAATCCTTTTTTATTTTTTGACAAAA